GCACTACGGGCGTTGCCTGTCGACAGGAGGGGCGACGCTTTATCGGTATCGAAAAGGATCACGGCTTCGCCGGTATTGCTGCTGAAAGGATCGCCGCATGACCGGACCAACCCCCGCAGAGAAGCTGGTCGAGGAGGTGGCAACGAACTGACATGCGCGACGGCACGAACCTCACCCGCCGGCGGAACGTCGCGGCCGCGCTGAAGCGGGCGAAGCCCGACGACGTGCTCGAGCTCACCACGCTCGCGCAGATCTGGGGCACGTCGAAGGGCCGGTTCGTGTCGGTGCGCAACGAGATGGAGGCGAGCACCGGCTTCCCGCAGCCGCGCAAGGGTGCCGGCAACGAGTTCGTCTATCCGGCGAAGATCGCGTTGAAGTCGATGCTGGACTTCGAGTCGCGCCACGAGACAGCCGCGCGCGCGAAGGCGGAGCGGACCGCCGCAATACTTGGGCAACGCGGTCGGCGGGCATCCCAGGCCGACCCGGTCGCCATGTTCCGCCCGAACGATCTCGCCGTCATGGCGAAGATGACCGCCGACATCGAAAACCGCGAGCGCGACCAGGGCATGTACGCGCACGTCGCCGAGGTGGCGCTGATCGCGGGCGACGTGTTCGCCGAGATCTCGGAGTTCTTCGGCACGCTGGCGAACAAGCTGGACCCGCATGGGCTGCTGCCGCCGGAGACGCGCGCGCTTATCGACGGGAACGGTGCGGAGGCGCTATTGGGGCTGCACAAGCGGATGAACGAGATCCTGTCGCCAGATGCTAAACCTCGCGGAAGCCGAACGCCGTCTCGTCGATCTCGCCGAGCATAAGCACGACGCCGATCCCCGGGAGGCGTTTCGCTCCCGCCTCGATCTGCTGAAGCCGCAGCGATCGATCAGCACCAACGAGTTCGATCGCACGCGGCGATGGATGGTGAACCCGGGCGGCGAGCCCTTCCGGTTCGATCCCCGCAAGACGCCGTACATGGACGGCATCAAAGATGCACTCGACAATCAGCGCGTCCGCGTCGTCGCCGCGAAGGCGAACACGCGCAGCGGCAAGACGACAGCCTTCGAAAGCTTCGTACTGCGCAACTACACGTTCGGGCCGATCACGAACGTCTATTGGTTCATGCAGGACGAAGACAGCATCAACGACTATATCGACGAACGCGGCGAGGAGATGCTTCGGCTTCACCCCGAGGTAAACGAGAAGGTCAATTGGGACGACAAGCGCAATAGCCGCAAGCGCAAGAAGATCCGCGACAGTTTGCTCCTCTACCGCCCAGCTACCATGCGAGCGCTGCGCGCGAAGGCTGCGCCGATCATGGGATGCGACGAGCTCGACGCGTGGGCGAAGAAGCTGCGCGACGCCGCGCGAACCCTGATCGAATCGCGGCAAGAGGAGTTCGGATCGGCCGCCAAAGCCTATTTCTGCTCGCACCCCGACGCCGGCCCCGACGGCGGGATCGATGCGATCCTGAAGGACAGCCTTCAGCATCTCTGGTGGGTGCGGTGCCCGCATTGCTCGCGCTCGATGTCGCCGGCGGCAGAAGCCGAGGACACCGAACGCAGGATCAACTGGAACGTCCCCGAACTCATGGCGCTCGCCGATGAGATGGACCGAATGGAGTTTCTCGACATGGTCGCACGCGAAGCACGCCTCGTCTGCCCGCATGACGGGTGCCACGCCACCTTCGACGCCGATCAGCGCGTTGGGTTGATGGCGGACGGCGTCTGGCTTCAGCCGCACCAGCGGCTCGAGGACGACGGCAAGATCACCGGCAAGACCCGCGTAGCCGCCATCATGGGGTTCGTCATCCACGGGTTCATGTCGCCGTTCCAGAAGATGCGCGAGGCGGCGCGAGATTGGGCGGCGGGCAAACTGACGTTCGACGCTACCGGGAACGACGTCCACCTGCGCGAAGTCGTCGTGAAGAAGCTGGGCGAGACCTTCCGCGGCGGCGCCGAGGAGGAAGTCGTCGAGGGCTGGCGCGTCGTGCAGACGCGGCTCTCGACCCATTACACGATGAAAACGGTTCCGGCGGGCGTGATGTTCATGACCGCGTTCGTCGACGTCCAGGGCGATCGGTTCGAGGTGCGCGTCGTCGGCTGGAGCCTCGCGATGGAGTCCTGGCTGATCGACGCCTACGCGATCAAGCAATGGCCCGCGTTCGGCGACCGCTCGGCGTTCGACAACATCGATCCCTCGAACCGGCTCAGCGATTGGGACGTGATCGAGGAGGCGGTGCTCGCGGCGAGCTATCCGCTTGCCGCGAACAAGGATCGCCTAGCGGCCGGCCTGCCCGAACTGTTCCTACCGATTGCGCGCGTCGTCGTGAACAACTCGGGTGTCGCCGGCGTCACGAACAACGGCCGCGTCTGGCTGCACAATCTGCTCACCCGGCCACCGGCCGAAGGCCAGCGCGTCATCGCGCCCTACCGCGTGCTGCTGATGCAGGGCATGGACAAGGGCGACACCTACGGCCGTCCGAAGCAGATCATGCAGGACGATCAGGGTCGCGCGTTCGAGGCCGCAATCTATGAGCGCTATCCGAACGTGACGCTGGTGAAGAAGATCATCGCGCGCCGGATGCGGCTGTCGGAGGGCGGGCCAGGCGCGATGCACCTGCCGAGCAACACGACGCCGCGCTGGGCGCAGGAGCTCACCGCGGAGCGTCTCATCAACGGCAAGTGGATCCCGTCGTCGCGCCGCAACGAAACCTGGGACGGCTGGGTCGCCGCCGAAGTCGGGCGCGCGACCTTGCAGCCCGAGCGCCCGGAACTCTGGAAGGATCCCGTCACCGGCGAAGCGCGCCGCCCGGAATGGGCGGAGCCGCGTCCGCGCGGACAGGGCATCGACAGCATGACGGCGGACCCGGTAAACGTGTTCGACCGTCTGTTGCAGGTGAACAGGCGCGACGATCGCAGGGGACCGGGCCGATGAGCGTGTGGATCTACGACGAGACCGGCAACCCCTATTCCGATGACGAGCTCGTGCAGACGATCCTCGCCTACCGGAAGGCGATCCGCGACGTCGCCATGGGCGGCGGCGTCGGGGTCGTCGCGGGCGAGAACCGGCGGCTTGAGTTCACGCAGGCGAACGTGAAGCTCGCGCAGACCGCGATGCGCGATCTGCTCGGCGAGGCCAGCGATCGCGGTCTGCCGATCGGCGGCGCCGACATCAGCGGCTCGCTCGCGGTGGAGTTCGGGCGGTGAGCGACGGCACGATCACGAGCCAGATCAAGGTCGGCGCACCGACGGGCGTCGAGCGCGCGGCGCCCGCCGGCGCCAGCTTCGATCTCGCGCTGCCCGCCACGCCCGGCGTGAGCGCATTCGGGCCGCTGTCGCTGTCCGAGACGCTGTTCAAGAACATCAGCACCTTCCAGGGCCAGATCTTCTCGACGCCGCCGCGCATGTCGGCGCGGCAGGAGGGCCAGGCGGCGCGCGGCGACGCGGTGCGCGGCGCGCGGGCGGCGGAGCGCACGAACGAGCACATCCGCGGCGGCATCGACAAGCGCGCCGACATGGTCGTGGGCGCGGCGATCCGCGCGCAGCCGCAGCCGTCGTTCGATCTGATCGGCTCGCCGACGCCGGAGGAGCGCAAGGCGTTCGTCCAGGCGTGCCAGCGCGAGTTCACCGACTTCGCCTACGACAGCCGGTGCCTCTGCGACGGCGAGGGCCACTACGACTTCGGCGGCATGATGTGGATGGCCTTCCGCAACCTGTCGGGCCCGGACGCGGAAACCGCCGGGTGGATCGGCTACGACGAAGAGCGGCAGGCGGCGTACAACGCTCGCTGGGCGACCTTCGTGATCGTGCTGGATCCGGATCGCGTCGAGACACCGCCGCTGTTCGCCACCGATCCCGCCGTGCGCGACGGCCGGCGCCTCGACAAATGGGGGCGCCAGATCGGCATCTACGTCCGCAACCGTCACCCCGGCGAGCCTGCGGCGTCGGCCGCCGACGCGGTGAACGACTACGAGTATCTGCCGCGCGAGACCTATTGGGGCCGTGCGATGTCGTGGCACTGGTTCGTGAAGACGCGCGGCGGGCAGCAGCGCGGCATGACGACGCTCGTGAACTCGCTGCGCCAGTCGGGGATGCTGGACACGTTCGACGACGCCTATCTCGGCGCCGCGATCATCAACCAGACGCTCGCCACCTACATCAAGACGGCGTCGTCGGCGCGCTCGGTCGCGAAGAACCTGGCGCCGGCGCCGGGCGGCGTCACCGCCGGCGGAATGCCGTTCGGCGACAAGCTCGGCTACTACGACAAGCAGGCGTTCCGGGTGAACGGCTCGCTGCTCGCGGTGCTGCCGGAGGACGACGAGATCGTCATGGAGGCCGTCAACCGCGCGATCGGCGATCCGAGCGGCTTCCGGAACAATTTCCTCCGCCAGTTCGCGAGCGCGCTCGGGATCAGCTTCGAGCAGCTATCGAACAACTACAGCGAGGCGAACTACTCGTCCGCGCGCGCGGCGCTGCTCGAGGTGTGGCGCGGCGTGATCGTGATGCGCCGCCTGTTCACCGCGCACGTCGCCAGCCTCATCTACGGCGCCGTGATCGAGGAGGCCGTCGCGCGCGGCCGCATCCCGCTCTGGGCGAGCGCGCCGCCGTTTCAGGAGAACCGCACCGCGTACACGGGCGTCGCCTGGACGGGGCCCGGCATGGGCTGGATCGATCCTCAGAAGGAGGCGAACGCGCTGAAGACGATGCTCGACATCAAGATGACGTCGCGGACGCGTGCCGCGAACGAGCGCGGCGACGACATCTTCGAGATCTTCAACGATATCGAGCGCGAGCGCGAGGAGGCGGAACTGCGCGGGTTCGATCTCGACACGCCTGTCCCGGGCACCGTCTATCCCGACGATCCGAACGCCGAGCCCGGCACGACCGGCAACGAGCCCGACGACGCCCGCACGAGCCGTCAGCCGGCGCCGGCCAACCAGGAGTAGGTTCGATGTTCATGCCGCAGACGATGCAGAGCCTCTACAACGTTCCGCTCGCGGTCCACGACAACATCGGCCTCATGCTGGCGTCGTCGGCGATGAACCGGCTCGACATCCACGCGCGCGTGCGCGGTCGGCATGATCTCGGCGAGGCGGACGGGCGGCAGGCGCTGGCGTCGCTGGCCGCGCTCAACGGGGCGCCGATGACGGCCGGGCCGACGTGGCGCCCCTACGAGATGACCGACAGCGGCATCGCGATCATCCGCGTCAACGGAATGCTCGTCCGATCCTGCGACATCTGGGACATGATCTTCGGCGGCGTCACCAGCTACGAGGCGGTCTGGAACCAGATCCTGTTCGCGCAGGACGACGCGCAATGCCGCGGCATCTTCATGGTCGTGAACTCGTGGGGCGGCATCGTGGACGGGCTCGTCGATCTCGCCGACGGCATCGCCGCGCTGTCCGCGCGCAACGGCGGCAAGCCCATCTTCGGCATGGCGGCCGACTTCGCCTATTCGGCCGCCTACACGCTGCTCTCGGCGTGCGACAACTGCTACGTTCCCGAGACGGGCGGCGTCGGCTCGGCGGCCGTCATCATCGTCACGCTCGACGTCACGGGCGCGATGGAGCAGCAGGGCGTTTCGGCGAACATCTTCCGGTCGCTCGACAGGAAGGCCATCGGGATCGACGGTGTCGAAGCGATGGACGACGAAGCCAAGCAGCACATGCAGCAGAAGGTGGAGACGGTCGGCGCGGTACTCACGCGGAAGATCGCGAGCTACCGCTCACCGCTCACGCAAAACGCTATTTCAGGAATGCGGGGGCTCGACTATACGGGCACCGCAGCCAAGGCCATCGGCTTAGTGACGGATGTGGCGTCGGAGCCGGAAGCTTTGGCGAAACTAGAGCGTCGTATCGCTCGCTGAAGAGGGCCTTGATGATGTCGAAGCACCGCCTGCTTGCCAATCTGTTCGGCTCCGCGTCCACGGCGGCGCCCGAGCCCGCGCCCGCTGCCGTCGTGACGCCGCCCGTTGCCGCCGCCGCGCCCGCGCCCGCTGCGACCGTCGAGCTCGTGGCGCCGCCCGCCGCGCCCACCGCTCTGGTAACCCCGCCCGCCGCCGCGGCGCCTGCCGCCGCCGCCGCCGACGAGACGATCGACGTGGTGCTCGCGTCGGAAGCGCGCGCAGCGGTCGCGACCGCGACGACCGACGGACGCAAGACGGAGCGCGAGCGCACCTCCGCGGTGCTGAACAGCGCGTCGGGGAAGAAGCACCCCGCGAGCGCGGCGTTCATGCTGAACGCGAACCCCGACGCGACCGCGGACGCGATCATCCAGCATCTCGACACGATGCCCGAGCCGGTCTCGCCGGCCGCCGCCGCGCCCGCGCCCGCTCCCGGCGCGATCACCACGTCGCTCGCGCAGACGCCGAAGCCGGTGATCGCACCCAACGCGCCAGCCGACACCGGCACCGCCGATGCGAAGGCGCTGTGGGAGGCCGCGCAGGCGTCCGCGTCGCTCGGTCTCGGCATGACGCCGCCCGAGCAGCCGAAGTCCGGCGTCCGTCCCACCGGCAACTGAGCCGGGCTCGTCCAGAAGGAGTAGAAATCGATGGCCGGCATCCTGAAGACGTTTCCGATCGATGGCATGGGCGATGGCGCCTTCATGTTCGGGAACTACGATCCCAACCTCTCCGCCGAGCAGATCATGCTCGCGGCGACGGCCGTCGATCTCCCGTCGGGCACCGTGCTCGGCCGCGTCACCGCGACGGGGATCTACGCGCCGCTCGCGCCGGGTGCCAACGACGGCACCCAGAACTTCGCCGGTATCCTGTTCGGTCGTCGGCCGATCAGCACGGCGGCGCAGCGCGCGACCGGCGTCGTCCGCCGCCAGGGCATCAACGCCAACCTCATCACCTACCTGAACGCCGTCACGGACGCGCAGCGGGCGGCGATCGAGACCCAGATGGCGGCCGCCGGCATCATCCCGCGTCACTGAGACAGGAACTTTCGACCGGGGGGGTGTCCCGCTCTCGGCGTCACGGAGGCTAGAACACGATGGAACTCACGCTCGACATCTTCCGCAACGACGCCTTCTCGGTCGCGTCGCTCCAGCGGGTCGTCCAGAACACGCCCTACATTCCTACGATGCTGAGCTCGATGGGCCTGTTCAACCCCGTCCCGATCACGACCGAGATCGTGCATCTGTACGAGGAGGACGGCAACATCCGGTTCATCCCGACGACCGAGCGCGGCTCGCCCGACATCCAGCAGCTTCGTGACGTCGGCCGCCTGCGCGCGCTGAAGACGACCCGGCTGGCGAAGATGGACAGCGTGCGCGCTTCGGAACTGCTCGGCGTCGCGAACATGGCGCTGCCGGAGACGATCCGTCTCCGCAACGCGATCGAGCTCGTGACGCGGCGCCTGTCGAAGCTGAAGTCGGACATGGAGGCCACGAAGGAGCTTCATCGGTTCGGCGCGCTTCAGGGCAAGCTGCTCGACGCCGACGGCACCACGGTCATCTACAACTACTTCACCGAGTACGGGATCGCCGATCCGGTGTCGGTGCCGGTGAACTTCGCCAACACGCCGGAGGCGATGCTTCTCCAGTTCTTCCAGGACACGTTCCGCCGTCCGATCGTCGACAGCCTGCGCAACCGCGCGACGCCGAACGTCACGATCGGGTGCCTCGTCGGCGATGGCTATTGGGCCAAGCTGATGACGCACCCCGGCTTCCGCGGCGTCTACATCGCGATGATGCAGGCGCAGGCGAACGCCATGGCGACCGGGCAGCTTCTCAACCCCAATATGTGGGACGAGGTGGTTTTCGCGGGCATCCGGTGGATCAACTACCGGGGCAGTACCAACGGCGAGATCGCGATCCCGTACAACGAGGCGCGCTTCTTCCCGATCGGCGCGCAGGACGTGTTCAACGCCTACTGGTCGCCCGGCGAGACGATGCTCGACGTGACGAACCCGGGCCAGCCCGAGTATGCGTACATCCAGCCCGACGTCCGCACCCAGATGCCGACGCATGTCGATATCTTCCTGCGCTCGTATCCGCTCTACGCCTGCATCTACCCGAAGGCGCTGATGCGGTCCGTGGTCTCCGGCTAAGGCTGGCGCGGGACCGTCGAAGGGTTCAAACAGGGCGCCCGGGACTTCACGGTCCCGGGCGTCGTCGTAGGAGGAAGACATGGCCGAAACACTGATCGTTCCGCCGGGCGCCGCCGCGCCGGCCGCCGTGAAGCTCGTGCAGGTGACCGCGACCGGGTTCGGCGTGTTCACGGGCGGCGACGGCACCATTCATCACTTCAACCCGGACGCGGACGCGGAGCGCTATCACAGCCCCATCCTGCCGCTCGCGGATTTGCGGCTGGCGCGCGAGCGCGGGCTCGTCGCGCAGGACGAGCAGGGCAAGCCGGTCGGCAAGCGCGATCTCGAGCAGGTGCTCGAGGACGAGACGATCGGCAACGTCGGCACCCGGCGCACCGCCGAGCACGCGAAGACGGACGCCAAGATCGGCTTCGCGCCGTCGGGGCTGTCGTCGCGCGATTCGACCGCGTGGCGCGACCCGGATCGAGTGCGCGGCGACATCCACGGCCGCGCCGACGGCACCGGCATCATCTTCGGCGATCCCGACGCCCCGCCCGCGCCTGGCACGGCGAGCGCGGAGACGGCGCCGACGAGCGGCTCGGCGGGCACGCGCGCCGCGAC